CTAATATCTGAAGTCCTATTCTCTAAAGCATTAATAACATCTTTTAGAATTTCCTCCTCTACTTTTACCCTTGGTTTTTTTGATGTAAATGTCATTGTTTTGGTTGATTGGTTGACTGCTAGCTAGTAATAACTAACTGATTATTAATATACCAATATGTTCCGCTATTTGTAAAGTATTTGTTTATTGATTCCTTGTGATCCCTTGGTATTACTTAGTAAATTCATCTTAACATTTTGTTATATTATACCCTCCTAGCGATAATATGAAAATGAATACATGCAAGCAAGAAAAATAAGACTAGAAACACTAAAAATAATATAAGATATATTATGAGATCCTAGTTATATCAATGGTTTTACTAGGATTAGACTATTATTTTTATATTTTTGCGACAGGCTAGGGGTAAAATTTATTTTCTATATACGTATAACCCCTTCAAATTTTTGTAGTAAAACTATTTGGTTAAGTAGGAAGGCAGGTAGGCAGAAGGATCTTTGTTAATCCTTAGGATCCCCCTTAGTAAATACTTAGTGTAATCTTAGGTAACACTTATTAGAGGGAGAGAGTACGGCCTTGTTCTCTCCTATAGTGGTCCCTAATAGAGATCGCTTATGAAACCTTGGTTTTGGGGGTTACTATTTTTGATTTGTTGAGGGGACATACCCATAGCAGTCTGAGAGATGGTGTTGTTTAGTAGGGAAGACCAGTTATCAGTGTGTATTGAGAGAAGTTCATCTTGCCTTCTAGCCATGTTTAGGTCTTCGTTTTGAGCCATGTAATCAGTCCAATAGGCAACTGCACCTGCGAGGGAATCTACGAGGTCGTCATGTACTAGGGAACCTCTGTGGCGAGAGATACGTGATAGTTGATAAACGAGTTGAAGTTTCAATCTACGTTCTGGAGTTTCTTGAGGGTTGGATCTGAAGTCTTTTTCTATCACTTTGCGGTCGATAATTAGACGGTGAGAGTTCATTACAGGTTCGAGGGTATCAATTATGCGTAATTCTTTGGTCTTGTTGTTTCTAATGTCTTCAATTTGGCAAGGGTGTATGCGTGAGATAAATGGTTTTAGTAGTTCAGCGAACATTCCACCCCCGAAGTTTTGTTCAATGAGGATAGTATTAATATTATTTTCCTTAGCTAGTCTTGATATTTTAAGCAGAACGGGGTCTGTATAGCCCCCAGACAGGCCTAAACACTCAGTTACGTATAAATTACCGTTAAGCATCTTAACGCAGCTTATAGCGGTCTGATCCTTACCTTTACCAGAGGGGTCAACGAACATAACTGAGCCTGTGTATTCTATAAAGTCACCAAATTCTTGTGCAGGTCTATGAAATCTGTCACCATTGAAGCCTACGCAGGGTAAATCTTGTATTACATATTCGGGATTATTAGACCAGATAACTTTTTCTGGTGCAAATTCTTTGTTTATGGAAGCAATTACTAGGTCGTTTATCTTTAATGGGTATCTATCTTGGTCTGAAAGGGTGGTATCTAGCTGGAACTGTAAATTAAACCCAGAACGTCCGTAGGAAGCTTCACGTTCCATTAGATCCTGTGCAGAGAACCTTATAGGGTCTACAGGATCTTTAGGCTTTACAAGACCTTCTAGAAGTTCTTTCTGGATCTTGGGAGCAAGTCTATCTCCGTAGTTATTTTTTAGTTCTGGGTAACGTGCAGTCCAGATTCTAGTTTCATATCCACGTTCTTCTAAGGTTAGATATACAGAATTTTCTACCTGTGGTGTACCGAGGAAGGTAATCTTGCCATTTGGTTTTAGTATTGCTTCAAATTCTTTTACAGCTTCCGATAGTTTGTCTCTCATAGGTTGAGTAAAGGAATTATTGGGAACTTCTACGTCATCAGCTATAACTTCATCAGCCCTAGCACCAGACATCTGCCCTAAGACCCCTCTAGAGGAGCAGGAGGGTGCATGATCGGCTTGTGCAGGTCTTACATCAAAACTTACCTTACTGTTCCTCTGATCGTCTCTGGGGATCAATGGAGAGAGTATAGGCATCTCGTTGATAAGACGCATAGTGAAGGTAGTAAAATTATCTGCTCTGTCTTTACTGGCTGAGACAACTAAGAATTTAAGTTGTGGATTCATACGAAGTCTCCACACAACGTATGTAGACGTAATCCAACTCTTACCTACACCTCTGAATCCTTGTATGATCTTACGTCTAGCACCATATTGTAGGTATTCAGCTATGTCTAACTGAACTGGTGTAGGGTCTGGTAGGTTTAGATGTCTCCAAGTAACGATTAAGAAATATCTAAAGTCTTGTAGTTTTTCTGGTAAAGGGTGCAATTATCAATCAGCTAAAGGAATAGCATCTAGGTCTGGAAGATTCAACATTAGTTCTTCCATAGGATTCTTTTCTACAGGGATACACTCAACACCATTATCTTTTAAGAACTGTCTAGCTACATTTAGATCCCCTGCCTTTGCTTCTCCACTTTTAACCTTGTCTAATAATTCTTGAGCTAAGACTAGGTGTAACTGTTCTAATAATTTGAAATTCTTATCCATAGTTAGCTGTATTTATGAATTAATATAATCACTTTTTAGGTCTTTTGCCAAACAAAACATAGAGAATCTTATTGAAGATACTACTTTGTTCGTATTTTTGTAATTTATTTTCCAATTTATATACTTTACTCTCTGCTTCTGATACACGTGTAAGAGCAGCAGTAAGTATTATGTCTTGCAGTCTTGAGTGTCTTACTAAATTAATACAATGTTCTCTTAGTAAATGGTCAGGAAGTTGTAGTATTTCTCTAATTTTTAATTCAATTTCAAATTTTATTTCTGTTGGTGGTTCACCAAGAAGTAATTGAAAAAAATCTTTGTCTTTCATTACAGTTGTGTGTCTTTTCAAACATAACAATATTTGCTAAGTTTGCCATATAGCTACCTAAAACCCCATCCTCACACTATCCCCTTAGGTAGTTTTCTTACATGGAAGATCAAGAAGAAAAAGAAGGTACTGATTGGGGAGAAATCTTTGGTCATGCTGTCCGATTTATGATTTTAGTCTGGTCATTAGCAATGATGACTCTTGGATATATGGATAAAATCCGTAATGACGGAGCGTTTTTAGCTGGTTTGACTAGTGGTGTTCTAGGATCTTATGGTATTAGCGTGAACAAAAAGAAACCAAATAATACTGCTAAAATAGTAGATAATAAAGACACAAATGTAGGAATCAAATGAAAAAATTAGTTTTATTATTTTTCTTGTTTGCATCACCAGCATATTCAGAAGTAGTTCCAACGTGGTCTACAGGGTCATCAAACCGCACAGAGAATACGACTCAGACCATCACAAGAACGATTGTGACAGAGAAATATGGGTCAGCGTTAAATACATGGGAAGGATCAAATATAACCGTTACATCAGCAACTAGTGGTGGTATAGAAGCAACTGACGCTATATTTACACCAACAGACAATACAGCAGATTGGACTTTAACTACGACTACCAGAGCAGCAAGTCAAATGATCGAAAAAATTACACAAGATGATTCGATTACGACCACATCTGTTATTACTAGCCTGTCTGTGTTTAGTCAGTAATTCTGCAAGAGCAGAAGGTGATACTGATGTTGTAGCTCAACCTAATGCTGTAGGTAATTCAAGTATTATCAATCAAAATATGAATATAAATCAAGGTGCTACAAGTAAAAATCAATATGGTAATTTAGTTTGTTCTCAACCTTCTATGAGTTTTACACCTTTTTATACAGGTAATGATGCACAGGGTGGAGAAACTTATAGCATCAATGAAGGATGGGGGTTTCAGATGTCTTTTATGGTGCCTTTGGGATCTAATAACCAAACGTGTTCTGATTTAGCAAAAGTAAAACTAGACCTAGCCAGAGAAGAATTAAGCAAGCAAGTGCATGATAAGCAGTTAGTGAGAGTTTTGAAGTGTTCACAACTCCACGCAAGTGGTTATATGATTAATCCTAAATCAAAGTTTGCTGGTCTTTGCAGTGATGTAATAAATATAAGAAGTTATGTAAAAGCTAATCCTCAGATTTTTTCTTTAAAGAAGCAACCTCCTTCTTCAAAACCTTAGTAAATATCTTCTTAAATATTTTCTTGATCTGACCTACTACAGCTTGCAAAGCAACCCCGCCCGCCACGCTCACAACGCTTGCAGTACCAGCAGCTATAACACTTGAAGCTATCACTTCTGGTGCTGGTATTGGCATTTCACCGAATAGAGGTAAATTAAAAGTAGCTACAGGTTCTTCAGTTGATAAAAGCTCTTTGGTGTTTGGCAGGGTTATCGATGGTTGCTCTGGTTTTAGTGGCGACCCTACCTCCTCTGAAGATGTTTCTTCTTCTTCAGAAGCGTCTTCCTGATCTGCCAACCCCGACTCTACCTGTTCCAGACTTGGAAGTAGAAGAGGATCTAAATATGGAACGTCTGCTAGGGGCGGATAAAAAATTGTTGTAGGAGGAATAAGAATATTGTTTGTATCAGGTAAATCAAATTCTGGGTATTCCATGAAGAGTATGGTTAGAGGTGCAATCGCTATGCCTATCTATATGTTAGTAGTCACAGCAGTGTGTGTAAGCACACCTCTATTTACTTTAAGTTATCTGTTTAGAACTTATACTTCAGACCAAGCTTCGTTCCGTAAGAATTAGTATCGTCAGTGACTACAGAGAACTCACCATAAACATCAATATTCTTTGATGCAATTACAGAGCCACCAACTTTACCAGAGAAGTTTGTTTCTGAATCTGCTCCATCTGGGTTGTTTAGATATGCACCACCTTGTATGTAGTAGCTACCAAAGGCATTGCCATCTTCGTACCCTAAATGAAGATCCGTTCCGCTTCCTGTAAAATTTTTCCCTGTGTAAGAGCCATTGTTCTCTACGTTTACATAGAATCCAGCAAACGCAGGTGTTGATAGTGCTGAGACAGCAGCTACAGCTGAAAGTTTTTTAAGCATTTAATTAAATAAATTAAAGCTGTATGCTACACGATTTATGTGGTTTTTCAATTTTATGTAACTTTAGAAATTATGAAACGTTAAGTAATTAATATACGTAATTAATAACTTGATTTGTAAATAAACGCCAACGCTATAATACCCGCAGCATCACCGCTATCAGCATACGTATAAACACCAGTAGCATCAGTTAAAGTAATATTTGTATTTCCTGTAAAAGTTGCACCAGTTATATTACCTTTATTACCAAGTCCTGTACTAACAAAAGCATCTAATCCTAAAACAGCTTGATCTATGTCGTGAGGGAAAGGTAAGCCCGCTATAGTAACTCCTGATGTGTCTGAAGTATCTAAGCTGTTCATATCAATTTTTATCCAAACATGTACTAACTGTCCAATTTTTATATAGTTACCTGTTTGAGAAACATAAGTTGGAGCAGAGACATTTGCTAAAGTAGGTGTAAATGTGCCTGTAGAATAAGTTGAATCTAATTTATTGCCAGCAAAAGTAAGATTAGTTGGAACATATAAAGTACCAGCAGTTAAGGTATTACTATCAATATGTAAATTTGTTTGAGTAGTATTACTAAATCTAATACATTCAGTTGTGGAGTATGTATTTATAAATGTGTTATTTCTAATAGATAAATTAGTTGTAGGAATTTCCATAGCAATACCACCTCTAGCTGCTCTATTTAATGAATCAAAACCCCAAGCAACAAAAGTATTATTATTTATGGTTATACCACTGGCTGTAGCAGCAGCTTCACTATCTTCGTTTAAAAATGCAACTGTATGTCTACTTGCATAAGCAAAATAATTATTGCTTATGGTTAAGTCTTCTATAGTATGACAGCTTCTAAAATAAACATGATAAAGAGGTGTTCTATCTGCTGTAGATCCTTGAGTTGATCCTCCTTCAGTATTAATACCACCACTAAAATGGTTATTAATAATATGATCTCTAATACTTTTTGAATCTCTATAATATTGAACAGCAGCACCAGCAGCAGAAAACATAACTACGTTTCCTGTAATAACAGTATCTCTAGTTTCAGCACCACCACCGTCAGTATTATCTCCAACAGCAAATAAAGTTTGACCAATATCTAAATGATTTCCAGTAATTAAAGCACCTATCAAAGGAAATGAACCTATATGTTGAATACAAGTTACTACACCATGAAAAAAACTATCTTTTACTTGTGTTCCTCTATTTCCATAATCATCATCTATTGCAATACCACCTTGACTAGCAGATACACTAGACGGCCAATCTAAAACAATACCAGTATCACTTGTAAATATAGTGCAATCATTAACTCCTATTCCACGACCAATATGATAAATTCCGTATTTCCAATTACCTAACATACAGTGAGTATAGTTTCCATCTCCATCATCTTTTTGACCAGTAGCAGTAAGTTCAACTTTTATACCGATTCCGTTATTAGTATTACTAGTGTTATTTAAAAATAAACCTTCAAATTTTACACCTGATGCCTGCACCAAAAACATTGGTTTTGCTGATGCAAGATCACTACCATTACTTAATGTTCCGATAATTTCAGCATTAGGTTTCAATGCTACTGATGGAGTAACACCATTACCATTTAATGTATAAAGTATTTGTCCGACATGATTATTTGGAATTGTTATTGTGTCTGTTACTTTGTATCTACCTGTTGGAAAACCTACGCTTTTATTTGTATTAACTGCTGCCTGTATTGCGGCTGTATCGTCAGTAGTTCCATCACCAACCGCACCAAAGTCCTTTACTGAAACAAAATCTTCTAATTTATTCTGTACTGACCTGCTAACAGCCCCCGTTCCTTGTTGTGTAAAGTTAAGGGTATTTATAGTAGAGGTGTTATAAGCTCCTTGAGAGACCCATTTGACACCATCAAAATGATATTGCAAACCATTTGATGCGTTATGTACATC